GGGGGGGGGGGGGGGGGTAAATTGTTGGCTTTTACTGCTTTATACTTGGCCTCCCGCGCCCTCTAAAGCGCCCAGAAAGCCAGCGCCTCTTTTTTCCGCACGGCGCGGGCATACCTTTCTCGAACCATCTTGGGCGAGGAATGCCCGAGGTAGTAAGCCGTCTTCCCCGCGTCCTGCCACGCCGCGTAATGCATCGAGGCCGCCGTGTGCCTCAAACAATTCTGCGGCCACTCCTGCCACCCCATTTCGAGAGCCAGCGCCGTCCTCGCCCTCTTTATGTGATCCTCGTCTAGGCAATCCCACTTTTTCGGAAGGTGCCGCTTGAGCGCCGGCAGGATCGGCACGAAGCGAGGCCGTGGCTCAGGGTCCGTGGATTTTGTTTGGGGGACGAAAATTTCGACCTCCTCGATGTGCTCCGGCAACGCCCTCCCGACCTCTGAGATTCGCATCCCACCAAAGACTCCGAGAACCAGCCATGCGCGCATTCGGTCACAATTTGAAGTGAGGCCGATCAGCCTCTTCACCTGCGGCACCGTCAGCAAATGGTGGACCGGTGCCGCCTGCGGCCTCTCCGCCCGCTGCACCGGCGAACGATCCAGATGCTCGTATCGAACGAGCCAGTTGAAAAAGAGGCGCAGATAAACGAACCCCTGTTGCCGCGTCGTGCCGCTCCACTCCTTGCGCGCCAGAAACGCATCGATGTCTCGAGGCGAAACCGCCGCCAGCGGCATCCGCCCCTGCTCCTCCACATAGTGCCCAATCCACCACTGCACCAGCCGCGCATTGCTCCCCCGGAGCTTCGGCAGGCGGAGCATCTGAAACTCACGCCACCCCTCGGACACCGTCTTGCCCGACTCCGCAAACGACTCCGTCCCCTTCGCCTGGAGCTGACGCAAAATTTGATCCCGATAAGCCACCGCGCCCGCCGCCTCATCGAAGAAAGCCCGCTTCCGCTTCCCTGAGATTTTCGTCCACACGCAAAACTTTTCCACCCCCCGGACCATCGCCCGCTGAATCGAAACGGTGCTGGTGTTGCTCTGCGTTGCTCCCCCTGTTGGCACCGTTGGCACGATGTTGGCTTTTTTAGGCATTTAGAGCAATCAAGCGCAACGCAGAGAAACATCAACAAAAAACCCGCAGAAGCACTGTAGAAGCGCCTCTGCGGGCATTTAAGAAGAGAGCCGACGACGGGATTTGAACCCGCGACCTATCGATTACGAATCTAAAAACGGCCTTTTATTTTCAACGCTTTACTGAGATGTTGGCACGGCGTTGGCTCACTGGCCGGAAAATAGCCACGCCGCGCACGCCGTTGGAGCACATGACGCGAATGATTTTTTTCTCAAAAGTTTTTTGGGTGGTCAGCGTTTTCATTTGAGAAAACACCGTTGCGAGCGATTGGCCGGATTCCTCGGCAATGCTGGCCACGGTTTTCCATCCTTCGGCTTCGTAGGCGGCCAAGTTGTCCGCTTTGGTTGACTCGTAGAAATCCGCCCAGGCGCTTTTTAGATCGGGAGCAGCCAGGGATTTCCCTTTTTTCGTTCGCATAAATTTACGGTAAGAGCGTTGTCGCAATAGTGGCCCCACGCGAAGCCTTGCGACCACGCCAAGGTGGCTCTGCGCTCGGCGGCATACGGCATGTCGAAGTTGGCGAGCATACCGACGCAGTAGCCAGAGGCGCCGTCGATGTTGCGAGCGCGTTCCCAGCCGACGCGGTGGAGGTGGGCCATGACCACATTCCCGTAGGTCTCCGCGTGGTCCCTAATGGCGCTGACATTGAACATCGAGCCGTGGACGAACTTCGTTCCGCCGAGTTCGACATAATTCCGGATGCCGTAGGGTGTGATCGGAGCGCGGAGTTTCTTGGCGGTCTCCTCGATTTTCTGGATTGTGAGGTTCGCGGCGTAGGCGAGGAGGGCGTTCGGGCTTTTGGAGAATTTCCAGAGTCTGGCTTCGTGGTTTCCGCAGAGGATTTGGTTGGGCTCTAGCTCGTGCAGGAACTCGATGCCGGCCATGAGATCCCCGGCGACATCGGCGGCGTGGTCGGCGTCGTTGCTATCGCGCACGGCTCCGGCGCGGAAACTGGCGAGGTCGATGAAATCGCCGAGGTGCAGGGTGGTGTGGGGCTTCCAGGCGCTTCTGAACCGAAGCACGGCGGCGCGGGCTTCGGGATCGATCTCAGCGCCATGCGAACACCCTACAGCCATCCACTTTTTCCATTTCTTGATTGGTGTCATGGGAGGTCGGGGATTTCGTTGTCCTTGCGAAGCTCCCACAAATAGGAGCGGACTTTTTCGAGGGTTGCGTCGCATCCTTTTTGCGTGACGCCTTCGTCGTCTCGCCATTCGCGGAACTCGCCGGCGCCATGTTTAAGGTAGGAGCGGATTTCGTTAAGAAGGTCGTCGATTATTAAAATGGCATCCATTCCTTTTACCGCCGCGATGTGCTCGGTGCGCTCGTCTGGCAAGGTGAACTCCAGCGTGGCCTTCAAGCGGTTTCCTCCTCGTCGTCCTCTTCCTCTTCGTCCTCGAGCGGCCAAAGAATTTCTTCGGCTTCGCGGGCGAGGTTACGGGCGGCGTGAGAGTTGCCGAATTTGAAATCCATGTCGTAGGTCGTGCCCTGGTCTTCCCAGCTCACCACGCAAACGCCGACCTCAAAATGCTCGGCGAGGGTTTGCCGGACTTGCAGGAGGATAGCCTCGCGGTCTTTGGGCAGGGGGGTTTTGGATTTGCGGCTCATGCGGCGGGGCGGAGGCGGATGAAATTTCTGGCGATGGATTTTGGCCGGGTCTTGCGCCACACGCCGTCGCCGGTGGCGCTGTCGCGGTCGCCTCGGCCGTTGGTGTTGCCTTCGATCGTGAGGAGCTGGCCTGCGCCGGTGTCGTATTCGACGATGCCGACATGCGAGAAATCGAAGACGACGATGTCTCCGGCTTGGGCGCGGACATCTTCTGGCAGGATGAGGGTGGTTTTGGGGCGAGATTTTGCCCAGTCGAGGAAGCCGTAGGCGAGGGCTGTCTTAGGCCGCCATTCCTCGGGCGTGCTGGCTTGGAGGTTTAGCCAGGAGATGGCTGTGGGCTTGGCGAGCCATTCGCGTAGTATCCAATCAACAAAAGCGGCGCACCAAGGCCACGCGCCGGGCTTGAGATCCGTGGCTTTTTGAAATTCGCGGACCTTCGCGCCGCAGTTGTTGCCGCCTTCCTCGCGGACTCCGACTTGCGCGGCGGCGATGTCCACGAGGAGCGATGTCATTTCTTTTTCGGCGCGGGCTTTTTTTTCGCGGCAACTATTCGGGATTTCCTAATAGTTGGCTTTTTAGCGCGGGGCTTGCGGAGTGGCTTTAGCGCTGGCTCGGCGTGCGGAATCGCGGCGGGGAACATCCGGCGTAAAAAATCGAAAATGTGCATCACTTGTCGCGGAGGGTGCGGCTGGGGATTTCGGGGAGCTGATAGGTGAAACGGCCGTAGTCTGTCTCGAGCGAGACGCCGATGGTTTCGCAGCCGGTGAGGAAGGCGAGGGCGAGGAATATCCAGCCGAGGAGGACCATCAGCGCGGCGACTTTTGCGGGCGTCATTTCTCTTTCCGGAAAACCTCGATGAGTCCGATGACGGCGATCACGCCTGCGGTGATGGCGTTGACCGCTTCGGGGTCGAGGTTGATTCCTGCCAGGCCGAGGAGAATGGCGACGCCACGGATGGTGCTCGGTTCTTTGAGCTTGGAGAGGAGTGCTTTCATCTCCCTTCTCCGCATGTCAAAGCCTCACGGGCGATTGGCGAGGATTTGCTCGATGCGCTTGGTGCGTTCGTCGATGCGGGCCAAAGTCTCGGCGCGGTCGGCGGCGGTGGCTTCGATCTTTTGCAGTCGCTGCTCCTGCTTTTCGTTCTCCACCTCCACTCGGGAGACTTTTTCGGGTAAAATCCACCAGGCTTGAGAGGCTGAGAAGACGGTTGCCACCAGGGCGAGCGCGGCGATGAACTCGCCGACGCTCATTTTTAATCCTGGTCTGTTTCGGACGATCTCGCTGCTCATTAGCTTTGCGACTGAGCTAGAAGCGTTCCGACGATGTTCGTGGTGGCCACATTGGCGAGGCGGTCGGTGTTCAACAGATCCGTCTTCGCCTTGATGGCTGCGATGTTGGCCGATGGGATGTCGCCGGTTGCTGCGGGCGAGGCGGGCAGGTTGTCGGTTTTGGATTTGATTGCGCTGATGTCGCTGTTGGCTGGCGCGGTGTAGGAGCTGCTGGCGAGGCGGGTGCTGACTGCGGCATCCACTCGGCCCAGCTCGGTGCTGAGTTCGGTGCGGACGGCGCTTGCGTTTTGCGCGGCTGTAGGCGGCGTGGTCGGTGCGGTGTAGCTGGCCGAGGCGAGGCGTGTCGAGACGGCGGCGTCGATGCGGCCGAGTTCGGTGCCGAGTTCGGTGCGGACTGCACCGGCGACCGTGGAGGCCGATGGGGCCGAGGTGGTCGGGATGTTGTCGAGTTTGCCACCAGTGCGCTCGAGGTCGGCGCGGACGGCCGCGACGAGCGAGACTTCGCTGAGGTTCGTGTTGCCGATGGCGCCGACGATGGCGTTGAGGAGTTGCTGGCCGTCGCCTTCGTTGAGGAGCGAGCCTTCCACGGCTGTGGCGATCTGTGCCGCTGTGGGCGGGGTTGTCGGCGCTGTGTAGGCGCTGCCTGCGAGACGCGAGGACACGGAGGCATCCAAGCGACCCAACTCCACGGCCAGCTCCGAGCGGATGTCGGCCACGCTTGGGGCTGATGTAGGGGCGGTATAGTCTGCATCGGCCAACCGGCTGGACACGGAGGCGTCGAGATTGGCGAGCTTGGTGCTGTTCGCATCGAGTTCGGTGCGGATGTCCACAACGCTCGGCGCGGCGCTCGGGGCCACATAGTCAGCGGCGGCGAGCCTGCTTGAGATGTTTTGATCCACCCGGCCAAGCTCCACCGAAAGCTCGGTGCGCACCTGGCTGGCAATGGCGCTGGCAGATGGCACCGTTGGCGCGTTGGTGAGGGTCGTGGTGGTGGCGCAGAGGGTGACATTGGCCACGGTGTCGGTGGAGGGGTTGAAGGTGCTGGCGGGGACTTCGGCGGTGCCGGACCACACGATGCTGCCGCTGCCGACATTGGCTCCGGCGCTGCGGAAGGCGAGTTGGTAGGTGCCTGCGCTGCCGGTCATGGTGCCAGAGTAGAATCCGCTGCTGCCGACTTCGGTGAGCGAGATGGCGGAGCCGACGGCAGAGCCGGATTGGTAGGGTTGCGCGGTGACGGTGAGGCCGCTGGTGGGCAGGGCGATGTTGAGTTCGTTGGCCATGGGATTAGGAGTTTAGAGTGGTGAGTGTTTCGGTGAGGGTGTCCTCGAAGGAGTGTGGCGCGGCGGGCCAGTTGCTGGCGGCGGGGGCGAGGCCGGAGGCGATCATGCCATCGAGCCAGCCTTGCACGGCGTTGAGCTTGGGCGAGGATTTCGCGGCGGCGTCGAGGCGCATTTTTTGATAAAGGAGCGTGGTGCTGCGGTTGCCGCCGTAGCCTTGCTCGGCGGTCCACTCCTCGGCGGTGTAGACAGGAGCGGCGGGCGTGATCCATTGGCCGTTGCCCCATGTGGCGTTGTCGCTGGGCTTGGCTGGGAGCGGGGCGTAGTCGGCGGCTTTGGGGTTGCCGTTCGCGGCCCATGCGGCGAGCGTTTCGGGCGCGAGGGTGACGACTTCGTTTGTGGTGAGGTTGTAGTGGTTAGGCATAAACGCGGGGATGGTTGGCGACGGTTGCGCCGTTGTTGTTTGTGATCGTAAGCCCGCCCTTTTGGTCAACGAGGTCGCGGATGAGCGGGGCGTAGAAGACGAGGGACTGCGGGCGGATTTTGTCGCAGGTCATGCCATTTGCGAGGGAGGCGACTTCGGCGGCGGTGAGGGCGGCATTCCAGATGCCAACTTCGGCTAAGCGACCATCCAAAAATAGACCTGGCGTTCCGGCTGCTGTTCTAAATGCAATTTCAACTTTATTTAACCCGCTTGGTGTTGTTGTTGTTGTGCTTGTTGCAGGATTTGCTGCATTCAAATAAACGGTTCTCGAATTATTTGCGCTAAATACACCGCACGCGTGTTGCCAGGTATTAACCGAAAAACCCGTGGTTGTATCTGATTGGGAGCTACTGCTGGAAGATTGAACAAATGCTCTAATAGGATCTCCAGCTAACCCGCCGAGCGCAGCCAACCCAAAACGATTGTTCTCCGAGCCATCGTTTATCTGAAAAAGATTGTAATTTGCCGTGATGGCGTCTGGGAAAAACCAGCAGGCCAAAGTTAGCGGAACTGCTGTGGCTGGCGCAGATACCACACTCAAATACTGATTTGTTCCGTTGAAATCGTAAGCCATACAATTACGCAACTTGTTGCAGCTCGACGGCGATCAGCTCGGCGTCTCCGGTCATGGTATCGTTGGTGGCGTCGTCGGCGTCGCGGTAGATTTTGATGCGGAAGGTGTCGCCGACGACGAGGGAATCAATGGAGGTGGCGGTGATTTCGGCGATGGTGACTATTCCTGAGGTGCCGTTTGCGGCAGAGGTGACGAAGGCGGATGTGTCGAAGCTGTCTGCGTCGAGGTCGGTGTTGCAACGCATGAGCTGCACGCCCCATCGGACATTGCCGCTTGTGGCGGTGGTGGCCATCCATGCGAGGCGGATTTTGAGGCCACTGGAAAGATCGGCGTAGTCGGGAATGACGCCGCTGAAAATCGCGGCTTCGTCAGTCGCGGCGTCGAAATCGAGGACGGCGATGGAGTTTCGCGTGTCCAAGGTCGCGAAGGCGGTGGCGGGGGGTTGGTTGTCCTTCGCGGCGGTGAATCGGGCGAGGGTTTTTGAGGCGAGGTAATTTTGCGTGCCTGTCGAGGCATTCAGCGTGGTGCCGGTGATGCTGAGTGCGGTGCCGAGTTCGAGGTGTGTGAGTTTGCCTGCGGAGTCGTCCCAGAAGAGTAGCTTGTCGGCTCCGGCGTCAGCGGCGGAGATGGCTCCGTCTGTGGCTGTCAGTGCGTCGGCGGCGGTTGTGTCAATGGAGACGCTGTCGCCTGCGGCGAGGATTGGTGTTGCGATCATGTTTTAAGAAAATTGGAGTGTGGTTCGAGAATTCCACGCGCCTGTTGCTGAGGCTTCGGTGCTGGAGTTACCGTCTGCGCTGAAAGTGGTGCGGGAGATTTCCCAGTCGGGGGCGTCGTAGATCGAGCCGGTGGACGGCACATCCGAATACAGGAGATATCCGAGGTAGGTGGTGTCGCCGTTGCTGTCGAAAACGAAAACGCGGTCGGGGGCTTCGCCTGCGCCGGCGAGGCGATAGATTTCGCCTGTCGCGGGATTGCGCGAGTAAAGGCGGCGGTCGGCGTGGTTGATGGCGATCTCACCGAGGGCGAGAGTGGGCGGAACTGCTCCGCTCTGGACCGACTTTTTCGGGATGATTGTGGGATTTGGCATTGGCCTGATTTATTCAGCGGAGATTTTAGGCTCCCCCCGCTTGGCGAGGCGGCATGGGCCGCCCCGCCGGGGAGTGGGTTGCGGGATTAGTAGGTTCCGCCGTCGATCGTGCTCTCGAGAGCGCTGATGCGGGTCTCGTGGTCGGCGACGTCGGCCTCGACTGCGTCCAGTCGGCTGTCGGCGCTGGCGTTTTCGAGGGTGGTGATGCGGTTGCTGAGGCTGGTGTCCGCTGTGGAGCGGTTGGAAGCCTCGGCGTCGATGTTGTTTTGGAGCGTCGTGTCGGCATTCGCGCGGCTGGTCGCTTCGGCCGAGACGGCGGCGATGCGCGCGGTCTCTTCGGCTGCGATGTCGGCTGCGTTGTCAACGATGTCTTGCTCGGCTGCGGAAACGCGGCCGGTCAACGCTGTCGCGGAGGTCTCGACCCCATCGATGCGCAGGCCCAACGCTGTGTCGGCCGATTGGCGTGCGCTGGTCTCGTCGGCAATATCGTCGTTGATCGAGAGGACGGCGGCCGCGAGGGCGTTGTCGTTGGTCAGGTCGACGCTGTTGATGAGGTCCACGACCTCTTTGAAAGTATCGGCATCCGCTGTGGAGGCGGAAAGGATCGCATCGATGCGGCCTTTCTCGGTCGTGATTTTGCCGTCCAAAACGAGGTCGGCTGCTTCGCGGGCGCTCTGCTCTGCCGAAACAGCGGCGATGCGTGCTGTCTCTTCTGCAGAAATATCGGCGGCGAGATCGCTCTCGGCACCTTGGGCGCGGCTGATTTCCGAATTCAGCGAGGTGCTGAGATTCGAGTCTCCGGACTCGCGAAGCGCGGCTTCGGCTGCGACGGCAGAGTCAACGAAGGTTTTCTTCGCGTAGCTCTCGCCGGAGAGGTCGAAAACGCCTTCTTCGGTTCCGATAAAAAGTTTCTTGTTGAGTTTGTCGAAGCCCAACTCTGCGAGCTGGAGCGACACTGGGGAGCCTGTTCCCCTTTTGATGCGAATTACTGGATTAGCCATATGATTTTTTTAGGTGGTGGTGGTTGTGGGTTTCGTTGTGGGGGTGATTGTCAAAAAGCGCCCGCGTCGATGACCGGAATCATGAGCGCGTAGCTGCTGGCGGAGGGCGACCAGCGGTAGGGCATTCCCTCGTCGAGGGCCATGTAGAGGCGGTCGGCTTTTCCGACGCTCGGGAAGCTCGAGCGTGTTGGGTATTCGACCACGACGGCGGGGAGCGTGAGGTCGAAGCTCGAGAGATCGAGCGTCTGCGTGAGGTTGCTCTCGGTGATTGTTGTCATGCGTAGGCGAGAGTCTCCCGGTTAGACCACGATCCAATGGCCGAGGCGGTGGCGAGCACGCGCCCGGCGGCGCTCAGCGTGGTGCGTTTGATTGTCCAGTTTGTGGCTGTCTCGGGCAGGGCGGGCGCGGCGGGGCGGTCGGAGTTGAGGAGTCGGCCGCTGTAGGTGGTGAGGCCGTCGAGGCTGGAGTCGAAGGCGAAGAGGTAGAGGGTCGGATCGATGGGCGGCTGGACGGTTCGCAGGCCGAGGGCGGTGCAGGCGATTTGCGTGCCGGCGGCGGGCGCAGAGTCGAAGGTGATGGTGCCCGAGGCTTCGCTCACGGTGTAGTCGCTCGTCGGCGCTTGCGTGACGCCGTTGAGGGCGACGAGGACAGACTCGGGGTCGTTGCTGACGAGGCCGTCGATCGTGAAGGTGGTGCTGGTGCCGTCGGCGATGCGGATCGTGCTGTTGATCGACAGGCCGGGGGCGCTGGCGATGATGAAATCCGAGAGGCCGGTGATTTGGTTCGCGGGGTGGGTGTGCGACTCGGGTGGGAACTCGGTGGGTTTGCCAGTGAGGCTGCTCCAATCGACGGGCGGCGAGACAGCGACGACGGCGGTGGCGAAGTCGGTAATCTCGGCGGCCGTGTGGGTGTGGGTGTCGAGCTGGGTTTGGAGCGTGCCGATGCTGGCGGCGGCTTCGGCGATGGAGTCGAGCGCGGCGGGATCGAGGTTGGCGGTGAGGTGGTCGATCCGCTGGCCGAGTGCGGTATCGGCGGAAGTAAGGGCGGCGAGGTCGGCAGTCAGGCCGGTGATCTCGCCTTTGAGATGCGTGTGCGCGGTGGCTGGGAAGGTCGCGGGCTTGTTCAGCACGCTGTCCCAAGTCGGTGGCGGGGCGAGTTCCGCGATGGCCTGCGCGGTCCTCAACGGGGTCATCCATTTGGCGTTGTCTGTGCCTGCCTCGGCTTCGGCTTGTGAGGCTTTGCCGTCGGGGATTGCGGCGGGGGTGCCCTCGTCGCCGGTGATCACGGCGTTCTGGAGTTCGACGGCGAGGGTGGCGGTGCGGTGGGCGGTGCCTGGCGCGCCCCAGCGGATCTCGAGGAGGGCGGAGATGCTGGCGGGGTTGGAAGAAAACGCGGCCTCGACGGGGATGGTATTTAAAACAAGTGTGGTCTCTCCCGGGGCCGCGTAAGCTAGGAAATTGGCGTCGGAGAATTTGGCCTTGAGGCCGACGGCGGCCGTGGTGCCTGCGGGGGGCGTGGCGACTGCGCCGTTTTCGACATAGATGACCTCGATGGGGAGCGTGTCGCGGCGTTTGAGGATCAGGCGGTCGAGCGCGACATTCGACGCGGCGGACTTAACGAAGCGCCGGTTTTTTAAATCGAGAAAGAGTTTCATGCCGCTGACAGCGGCACGGGTGTCAAATCATTCGCCCTTCCGAGTGGCTTCGGGAGCGGCTGAGACGGCTTTCCACTTTCCGAGCGGGCAGGCTTCGGTGGCCATGCGGAGTTTGGCCCAGGTCGAGCACCCGCACTTGCGGCATCGGCCGGTGTTGTTCAGCGCGGCGGCGTCCCATTCGGGACACGCGCGGCAGGTCGCCTCGCGGGTTGCGAGGGCTTCGGGTGGGGTGACGGCGAAGCCGGATGCGGTGAATTTTTTGCCAGCCATAATGGCATCGCCAATCATTTTGTGAGTAGCTCTAAAATCTTGAATCAGATTGGGGAACTTTTCTAAAATCTCGGCGCGTGTCATGAGATTGTGACGGTGAAATTAAACGGGAATTGGGTGGGGCTTGATTGCCAAGGAGGAGGCAGGCATTGCCCGTAAAAAGTAAAATCGTAAGAACCTTCTGGATTATCGCCGCTAATGAATTGATTTGGAAAATCCTCCGAGAACTGAAGCGGACAGACATCATCATACCCCATAAAGGTGAATTTGAAGCTGCCATAAGCGTAAAAACTCAAATTCCAACCACATACGCCGTTGTTTGCTCGCGAAAGATAGGCGCCAACATTTTGTTGCAAGAAAAAACCAGGATAATCAGGAATGTAACCGCCATAAACTGCCCCCCATGAATCTTGGCAAGTTCTTATCGGGGTGCAGCATTGTGTAGGTGGGTATTGAAATTCTTCAATCAAATCCATCAAATCCGAAGAGCTCACAGAGAAGTTAAAATTTTTATTTACCGGAGGGCATTGCAAACACGGATCGATCGGCCCACAACACGCGCACTCGACGGCGCGGAGGCCGCCGTCGGTTTTTATCTTGATGGCGTTGGAAGATGTGCGGCCGAGGGTCATTTGGAGAAAGTAGGAAGGAGGAAGGAGGAAGGATGAAGCAAAAGCCCCTCCGTGCTCTCCGTGGTGAAAATCTGCCTCAACATTCCTCCGTGGCGAGCCATGTGAGCGTGCCATTCACCGCCGCGAGCACATGGGTGCCGCTGCCTGGGGTCTGCGGGAGCGGTTTGGAAAGCATTACTTTGCGGGTTTCGTGTCCTCCTGCGCCAAGCATATTTGTGACCGTGAAATGGTCCTCGTTGAAATGCTCCGTGGCAAAGGTGAAATTTTTGTCCAAGTCGTATCCTTTTATTGTATAAGGATAACCTCCCGATGCTGGATTTGCGGCAGTTTTTGCCAGTGCATTAAATGAGATCGGTGGGATGGACGCCATTTTATGAGCAGTTTAAATTCTCTGGATATTTTTGCACAAAATGACCAAAATTTATAAGCAATGGAGTTCCTATGGCATATGACACCTCAAGCTCAATAATCGAACCATATACATTTGTCTTGATAGTTGACGGATAAGCGCTTAAAGGTATTTGTCGGGGGGCAAAATTACCGTCATATGTTTGAGATGATATTGTCCCTATCAAGCCAAAATCTGTCAGGCTATATGCTGAATTTGTAATGTCTTGAAAAGTAAGGTAATCATATATTTTTAATGTTGGTGTAGATGGCAACTCATTTCCTATTTTTTTTATCATAACGCTTTCTACAAAAACAGGTTTTGGGTGAGTTGGAGGGTTCCCAAAATAAAGTGGAATGGGAAAATTGTAGCCGCCACAACCCGGGCCTTCTGTAATGACTGAAGACGATGTGCCTGTGGCATAAACAAACTCACGCGAGATCGATGTTACGACCTCTTGAATAGTCTCATCCCAAACGCCATATCCCGTGGCATTTACGCGCTCAAAGCCATCCGTGCCGACGCTCACAGTCGGCTCGGGCCAGACATCGACATTGCCAATCGAGGTCACGATCACGGCGGGCAGGTCGCCATTTCCGACGGGGCGGATGTATTCGGCTGATACCGTGAATAGTCCGCTTTTGAATTTCTGCTCGGTCTTGCTTTGCAGCAGTGGCCATTGGGTGCTGGATGCGGAGTAGACGGGCATATAACTTAGACGATGGCTGGGACGGGGAGTTTATTGGAAAGCGTGGTCATCGTGGTCTTGATGTCGCCGAGCAAGACTTTGAGATCGCCGAGGATTTTCGTGCCTTCGCCGGTGGTGATGGCGAGGTCGATGTTTTCCTTGAGCTTGGATTTGATCGACTCGATGGAGGCGGAGGCGTCGAGGTTGAGGGTCTGCTGGGTGGAGCCGAGCTTGATGATTTCGGCCTGGATGTTTTGCAGAGAGTTCTTGCCGCCTTTTTCGTCAATCGGCTGGATGCCGGTGAGTTCGCCGCGCTTGCTGGCGATGTAGCTGAGGATGGCATCCATTTGCTCGGTGCCGGTGGAGCCGAGGTTTTTGATGCCGAGCGCGCGGGCGATGTCGGGGAAGGATTTGTTTTTGAGATCCACGCCGATGTATTCGCCGAAAGCGGTGATTTCCTTGCGGGCGTCGGCGGTCTGCTCTTTGAGGCTCTTCACGGGCTTGGAGGGATCGACGCCTTTGATGTAATCGAGCCAGGTGGCGAAGGACTTGGCGGCCTCGGCGGCTTTGCTGGCCTCGGCTTTGGCTTCGGAGACGGTCGTCTTGTCCACTTTAACGGCAGCGGCGGCGTTTTTGGCGTTGACGAAATTCGTGGCGAGGACTCCGGCTTCTTCTTTGGTGACGCCGAGGGTTTTCACATAGTCGTCGGTGAGCTTGGCTATCTCTTCGGTGGCCTTCTTGCGCTCGAGGTCTTTTTCGAGGGAGGCCACGAGTTCGGTGTTGCCTGCGGCTTTGGCGGAGTTGAGCTGGGTCTCGAGTTCGATGATGGCGGTTTTGTCGGCTTTGGCTAGGGCGTCTGCGGCGGCTTGCTGGTCTTTGAGTGCTTGGCGTTTTTTAAGCTCGTCCTCGGTCTGGGCGGCTTGCGTCGCGCGCTCGGCGGTGGTGGCGGCGGTCGCGGCAGTGACTTCGTCCTGGAGGGTCTTGACTACAGCGGCCTGCTCGCCGGTTTTGAAAAACTCGGCGTTTGCGCTGGCGAGGTTTTGCTCAAACTCTTTTGGGATTTCGCCGATTTGCTTTTTGGCGTTGGCGGAGAAATTTTCAAAAGAAGTTCCGAGGGTTTCTTTTTGTTTTTCGAGGTTGGCTTGCATGCCATCCATTGAGCCGCGAAGGGCATCGAGGCCTTTGTTGGCGGCGTTGAAGGCCAAGGCTGCCGGGCCTGCGATATTTGGCAGGAATGTGGCGGCGAGGTTGATTGTCTTGAGTAGGCCATCGTTGATGTCCGGCAACATGGCCAGAATGCCTTGAGCGAATTTTACGCCGGAGGCTTTGCCTGCATACGCAAACGAGTCGATCAGCAGAGTGAATGTGCCGCTGGATGGGCCGAATAAATCGACGATGGTATCTGCCGCCGTCTGCAAACTCGCTGAAAGATATTTGTAAATCGCGTTGCCGCTTTGCATCGCCTGCAGTTTTAAAGATTCCCAGAAAAGCTCGAAGGCCAAGGCGACCTTGCCGATGGAGATGGCATCCACGGCGGCTTGGAAACCTTTCATGGCGTTCTCTCCGCCGAGGAAGGCATTGGCAAGGTTTTGGCCTACGGCGGCGGCATCGATGCGGGACAGGGCTGTGGTGATGGCGTCGAGGGCGGGGAGGGCGCGGTCGAGGATGCCTGCGGCGAAGTCGCGCACTTTCTGCTGAATAATGAGGAAGCGGTCGCCGACGGCGTCGAAGACATTGGCTCGGCGGTCCATGATGTCCGCCATGCTGCCGACGGTGGCGCGGGCTTCGTTCATTTCGCCCGAGAAATTGGTGAGGAGCGGGAGGAGTTCCGCGCCGGATTTGCCGAAGACATCGATGGCGGTGGCGGCGCGTTTGGTGGGGTCTTCGATGCTGGTGAGGCCGGAGGCGACGAGGGCGAGCTGCTCGGTGGGGGTCTTCCCGGCGAGTTCTTCCATGGAGAGGCCCATGCGGCCAAAGGCGGCGACGGCTTCTTTGCTGCCTTCGCCTGCGCCGAAGATGTTGTTTTGGAGTTTGGCCAGGGCGGGCCCGACCTTGTCCGCACCGGCGCCGGTATTGTCGAAGGCGCGCTGGAGGAGGAGGAGATTGCCGGCCGTCTCGCCGGTGGAGGCGGAGAGGTCGGAGAGGGTGCCGCCGAGGTCGAGGGCGTCGGTGAAGCCTTGAATGGTATTCCGCACGGCAGCGAATCCGGCATCCAGGACGGCGGTGAAGGCTTTCGCGGCGAGCTGGCCGACTCCGACGGCAGCGGCGAGTTTGCCGAATCCAATCCCGGCTTGGTCGCCCATTTTCTCGCTCTTGTCGCCCGCGCCTTTGATGTCTTTGCCGAGGGCATCGACCTTCGGCGATGCGGCTCCGGATTGGTCGCCCATGGCCTTGAGGCGTTTTTCCATGTTCTCGACTTGGCCGATGCGTTTCATCGTGGACTCGAGTTCTTCCATGGAAAGCTCGCCGCTCTTGACCTTCCCTTGAAGGTTGCCCATCTCGGTCTGGATTTGCTGGAGGGCTTTTTCCAGCCCGACATCTGTTGCACCGAATTCTACTGAGACATCTGCCATAGCTTTACGCGGGTTTCAGCCGCTTTTTGAGGATGGTCTCCATTTGTTTTTTCATTTTCTCGGCAACGATGTTCAGCGCCATGAGTTGCTCGCTGGGGCGAATGACTTTGTCGGCCCACGGGATGGAATTGGTGAGCACCACGGAGGGGCGTTTGTTTGAGGTCTTAAACATCGGGCGAGCCGAAGTGCCGAGGGAGACGACATTGTCGGATTTATCCACCACGGTGCCGAGGCCGCGCGTGTGCCGGGTGACCCATGGTTTGATGCCGCGCGACATGCTGCCCTTAACGACTTTTTTTAAACCCTCGGCGCACTCGCTCCATCCGCTCTTGCTAATGCCTGCGGCCTTCTGGCGGGTGGCGATGTAGTTACTCAATGCAGAGGAATCAGTAGCTAGATAAAATTTATTTGGGCGCTTGTAGGTGCGGCCGGTCTTGATGTTCCGGTTCACTTCGTGGGTGTCGCGCATGTCGTCGCGGTTGATTAGCGTAAAGGCCTCCGCCCCCATGCCGACCTTGGCTAAAGTTTCGGCAAGGACGCTCCATTTCCCGGCAAAATAGTTTTTTTTCAGCGAGGCTTTAAGCCGTTCGTTCGTGGTTCGGCCGAGGAATTTTAAAAAATAAACCGGCGGCTTGATGATGTTCGAAATGTCCTTGCGGATGCGCTCCTTTTGCTGCTCCTCGCTCTCGTGGCCGAATGCCTGCGTGCGCCTCGCCAACTCGACGCAAAGGAGGCGGGCATTGGTATGCACGGCCTCGGGCAGCGTCTTTTCCAGAATCGTGGCGTAATCATACATGATTCGCTCGAAGCGGAGGTTGGTGAGTTTGAACTTTGGCATCAGGTGATTTTTGCGAAAGCGGCGTCTATTGCGGCGAGGGAGTCAAAATCCACCTTGCGGGAGTTGCGGGTCCAGGTGCGTCGGCGGCCGTGGGCGGCGTCGTCGGCGTGAATGATTTGGAGGCCTGCGGCGAAAGGGAGGTCTTCGAGGATTTCGCGGAAGCCCCAGCCGGTGATTCGAGCGATGCGGTAAACATAGCCAGCGAGCCAGCCGGGGCTGTTTAGTTTCCCCCTGCGGACTTTCCGCCTTGGGTCTCGGAGAAGCTGGCGAAGTATTCGTTCGTGCGCTCGAGGCAGAGCTTTTGGAGTTCGGCGATCTCGGAGGCGGATGGGTTTTGTTTTTCCATCCAATCATCCACGGCGGCGACGAAGCGGGCGTGGTCGTTCACGGTTGAGCGGACCGAGGCTTTGGGCGCGGAGTGGATGAAGGCGAAGCCGCCGGAGCGCCAGAGGATATCCATCTCGGGGCTGAGGATTTTGTTGCGCTGCATCCAGGAGATTTCGAGCGCGGCGGTGGGGCGCATTTCCCAGCGGGAAAGGGCTTGCGGGCCGCTGGTCATGGCTTGCTCGCGCAGGGCTTCGTCGTCGGTGAGGAGGTCGTTTGTATCTGTCATGTGTTTGTCGTTGGGTTGGTTGGTTAGAGAAATTTGGCGAAGCGCTTCTTGTCGGCTTCGGTGGCGTTTTCGGAGATGCTCACGATCTTGCCGTTGCGCTCGAAAACGATCTGGCGGGGGGTTCCTTTGATGATGTTCAGCAGGCCGTCGCGTGTGAAAAGTAGGCCAGTAAAATCAATGACAGGAGAGCCGGGATACTCGGCGCGGAGTTTTTGCCAGAGAGGTGCGGCTGGGTTTTTTTCTGGCGCGGCAGCGATATCTTCGATGGCTTGTTTTGTTTTTGCGTAAATACGCATCACTTCATCGGCCTGCTGACCGGTGCTTGGGTGAGAGGCTTTGAAATGGAAGACGGTGGACTCGTCGCCGGATTCGCGCTTGATGCGGGTGGCGGGGGCTTTGTCGGATTCAAACTCAAAGCCCATCCAATCAAGGATCGTGGCGAGCTTGAGGTCGCGCGTGTTGAAAATGGCAATGTGTCGTGGGTTCATTTCTCGTGGGGTGCGGCCGGGGAGCCGCTAGGCGACTGCCCCGGCGCGGAGGGTGGGGATTAGGGCGTGGAGGAGGTGCTCATCGCGGTGCCGTAGCTGCGGAGCGTCGCGGAGACGGTCTCGAACTGCTCGGCGGCGAAGCTGGTTTCCAGCGAGGTGCAGATCGTGGTGGCTCCAAGCTCGGTTCCTGTAGGCATCGTGATCGAGGCGGTGCCGCCAACGGTGAGCGAGAAGCTGCCGGTGCGCATGCCTTCGACGCTGACCTCTTGGATCGGCTCGCCGACTGCCACCGCCACCACGCTACCCTGTGAGTCCTTCACCTCCTGGACATCGGCGGATTCCGAAATCGAAAAGCCGGTGACGATGAGGCCGGAGACTTCCGGTGTTCCATAAGTGGCCGAAGAAACGGCCGATGAGCGGTAGATTGAAGCTGCCATGATTTTGAGTTGGTTGGGTTGGGTTGCGGGTTACGGGAGAGGGGCAGGTGTCAAATCGCGGACTCGACGAGGCCGAGGGTGAGAGCGGCGGTGGTGATCCATCGGCCGTCTTGCTGGCTCTCGCTCCAGGTGCGGAGGTCGGCCCCGGCGAGGGTGAGCGGCGCGGCGAAGGAGGCGGCGAGTTGGTCGGCGGCGAGGAGGGAGGTTTTGAGCGACGAGGCGAGGGCGGCGTGGGTCTCGAGCGCGGCCTCGACGACGCTCGGGGTGGCGAGGACGATGGAGGCGGTGACTTTGTAGAGCCCGCGAACGATGGCTTCGGTGCTCTCGACGCCGACGATGAGGACGGGTTGGTCGTTCGGGATCGGGTCGGAGCTTTGGCCGGTGTGGACGGGGATGCCGTCAAAGGCGGGTTGCCCGCGGAGCCAGGCGGCGAGGGAGGATTCGACTTCGAGGTTCATTGGCCACCTCCGGCGGGGCTGACGGTGGCGGTGAACTCGGCGGGGTTGTTGAGCGATTCGCCGACGGATTGGACGAGGTAGCTGCGGCCGTGAAAGTGGATGGATTCGCCACGGCGTGGGGGGCTCTCGAGGTCGCTGGCTTGAAAGCGGACGGTGAATTCGCCGCCTTGGCGGAGGCCGCCGCTTTCGAGATCAAAGGAGACGGCGACGGGGGAGATGCAGGCTTTCAAATCCTGCGCGCGGAATTTTACCGGAATCCCTAGGAGCGAATTGCGCGCGGAGGCGGCGAGGGTTTCGAGGCGGGATTTTTGCTCAGGCGACACGCTTCTCGCTGCGTGTCAAAAAGCAGAACGCCCCGCCGGGAGTGAGAACCGGCGAGGCGTTTGCGGGCTGGTGTTGTCGGGTGTAGGGTAATTAGTCGACCATCAGGGCCATCGTGCCTGCTGTGAGGCCGGGGGCTGCACCGAACATCACTTCCAAGGAAGCGATGAGCGAGCGGGTGCTCTTGTCGCTATACACATTGTAAGCGATCGAGAGGCCGATCTGATCGAGGGTGACAGAGTCGCTGACGAGGTAGTCGTTATCCGCGAGGGCGGGAACGGCTGCGGCCATGACGAGCGCCTCTGGGGAGCATGCGAAGCCGTAGAGGCCTGCCTCACCGCCGAAGCTGGTGGCGTAGTGGACGCCATTCTCGAAGCCGTAAGCTCCGTCGCCGAGGTTGAGGGCGGTGGTGCTGGTCGGGATGAGTTGGCTGTAAACAACGGGCGAGACCACGAGGCCTTTGCGGGCGCTCTTGTGGACGGCTGCCCACAGGCTGGCGAGGTCGCCGCTGGCGGCGTTCACGCTCGAGGGGGCGGAGGTAACAACGGCGGCGCCGAAGTTCGCAACGGTCACGGGAGTCGTGGCGAGGGTCCAGATTTTGTCCGCGATAGCGTCGAGGTTGATCTGGATGAGGCGCTCCAAGCGGTGCGCGGATTGGAGGTCGCTGTAGCTGAGGCCGAAGGGCTGGTAGATGTGATCGAGCGAGACCGTGGCTTTGCCGAGGGTCGTGCCGCCGATGCTGTTGAAGGTGGTGGGGTTCACCGAGGTGCTGGCAGTCGCGGAAGCGATGGGCACATGAACGGTGTCTTTTGGCTTCTTAACATCCGAAGAGAAATCGGAGGCGAAGAGGTTGAGCGCGCTGAGGCGCTTGCTGAGGACGGTTTTGGTCTGCTGAGCGATGGAGTCAGCAACCAGGGCGCTGTCGAATGTATTGGGCATTTTGTTGGTGTTGGGTTGGTGGTTGGGTTCTCCTTGGCTCAGGCCTTGGAAATTTTATTGCGGTGCTGCCAGATGGCGGCTTTGTGTTTCTCGAAGAGGAGCGAGGCGGCTTTGCGGTCGCCGGCCTCGACTGCGGCCAGATATTCGGCAACGGGATCGGCTGCCTCTGACGCGGAATTTTCGATGAGTGGGACGACGCGGGCGGGAGCGAGGCCGAGGCTACGCTCGAGGCGGGCGAGGTCTTGGGTGACGCCGTCGAACTTCGCCCGGTAGGCGGAAGCTTCGGCGAGGGCGCTGTCTAGCTTCGCAGAGAGTTCGTTATATTTGGCGAGGATGGAGTCGGCGGCGCTGGCCTTGGCTTGTGGCTCGGCGACTTCCTCGGCAGGGATCTCCTCAACGACCGGCTCGGCGGCGACTTCTTCCGAGACGGGAGTCTCGATGACTTCAGGCGCGGGAGTTTCGGCGTTTTCGCTCACGATGCTTGCCTCGGGGGTCTCGACGACCTCGGGCTGTTCGGGCGTTTCGGTGACTACTGTTTCGGTCATGCCCTTGGCGAATTTGTCAAATCGCGCTCGCAAACTTTCCGGTGTGGCGGTGGCTGCGGCGGCCACGCCTTCCTCGATGGCGTCGGCGAATCCGAGGGCCACGGCTTCGACGGCATCGAGCCAGGTCTCGGCGTCCATCATCTCGGCGACTTGGTTTTGATCCATGCCGGTCTTTCGGACATAAGCGTTGACGAGGGTGCTCTTCAGTTTGTCGAGGAGGTCGGCTTCTTTGCGGAGCTGGTCGGCATCGCCAGCAGAAATCGTCCACGGGTTGTGGATCATCATGAGGGCGTTGTCGGCGATGTAGACTGGCGCTCCGGCCATGGCGATCACGCTGGCCATCGAGGCCGCGAGGGCGTCGATGTGGACGGTCAGCCCGCCTTTGTGGCGGCGGAGAGCGTTGTAAATCGCGGTGCCTTCAACCACGGAACCGCCTGGGGAGTTGATGCGGAGGTGCAGGTGTTGGCCGTCGAGCTTGGCGAGGTCGGAGAGGAATTCTTTTGAGCCTGCGCCGAAAGCACCGACCTCGTCATAGAGATGAATCGTTGCTGTGCCGTCGTTGGATTTTTCCAAAGCATAAAATTTGGTCATGATGGGATTGGGGTTGAGGTGAGTTGGCTTTGCTGGTTGGGGAAGACTTGGCCGAGGTCGAGGCCGAGGGCTTCGCACTTGGCTTTGCGGCGGACATAGGAGGCGAGGATGTCGTCCTCTTCGGCTTCGGCATCGAGGCCGTGCATGTTGCAGTAGCGCTCCCAGCTCAGATAACCGGAGTCGAGGAGTTGGGCATACAACCTTCCATCTCTCCCATTATCGACCGTGATCTTGCGGGGGGTGACCCACTCGACGCGCCACCAATCATCGCCGGGATAGGGAAGGCGTCCGGCTTGGATTTCCTGCCACACCCAGTATTTCCACGCGGGGAAACAGAATTGATCGATGACCATCTGCTGAATGCGGTCGAGGAAGTTCTGCGCGACTTCGAGGAGGGCGCGGGTCTCGGTGCCTGCGAGGCCGACGAGTAGCATCATTGCCTCTGGAGGCACGCCAACAGCGCGGGCGATGTCGCTCGTGTAGTCGCGCATGAGCGGCTCAAACCAAGCGCCTGGAGATTCGTTTTTGAAGCTCTGGATAGACTCGCCCGGCTTTAGGCGGGCGATGATGTTCCCATTGTAAAGGTTGTCCGTGGTGATTTCGTCACCTGCGGAATTGGTAATCCTTGTCGCGCCGAGGCCGATTTTTTGCGCTTCGTTGCTGTTGATGACATAGCCAATCTGCGCCTGCATTTTGGTGCTGCCTTTTGCGTAGGCTTTCGTCTCGCTTTGGTCTTGTGCGGGGATGATGGCGGAGTGGAGCCACGAGACTCCTCGCGGTTGGCCGATCCGGCGGACATGGCGGATGTGCATCATGTCGTCGGCGGGGACATCCACATATTTGCCGTTGGTGCGGTCGGTGATGACGCGGTAGCTGCGGGGCGCGCCAAAGCGGTCGAGAAGGAGGCCGTCGAAAGCGTAGTCGGGGGAGTTCAGCGTATTGCCGACGCTCTCGCCGCCGATGAAGCGGAAGCGAGCGCCGTCGGTGCCGGTGACGAGCTTTTGCGCGAAGACATCGCCATCGAGTGCGACTTGGCGGACGATGAGGGATTGCGCGCTGTAGAAATTCACGGAGTCGCTGGCGTCGAACGCCCATGCTTCTCCACAGGCGCGGTCTTCGAAATGGCGCTCAGCGATGCGGTTCCACGCGGGGTCGGTGGTGCGGGCTTTCGGGACGATGCCGAGGCCGATGGCGCGCTGAGCGATGTGCTCGATGATGTATGTGACAGAGGGGATGTTGTTGTAGAGCCAGCGGGCTTTGCGGATGAGTTCCTCGCGGGTGCGGGGCGTGACTTCGCGCTTGGGGTCAACGGTGTTAACGAAAATCAAGCTGCGGGCGGGCGAGTGCTCGGCGGCTTCGAAGGCGGCAGCTTGGGCGTCTAGTTTGCGCGGACGGCCGGCGCCGGGGCGGGTTCCGCCCCAACTTGATTTCTTGATTTTCGAGGGCATTGCCCTCGGCGGCGTGTCAAACGGGGGAGGTCACCGCGCCGAAGTTGGCGAAGGTGCCGAGCTGGCGGCCGTGGGTGCCTTCGGAGAGGAGTTCTTCGACGGCTTGGAGGAGGAGCCACTTGGGGAAGCTGATCTGTCCGGCGCTGCTTGCGCCTTCGCTGCCGAGGGATGTGATGACGACCTCCTCGGTGGCCGACGCGAAGGTGGAGAGCGCGAGGGCTTCGAGTTCGGCGGTGGTCTTGGTGCGGCGCAGGAAGGATTTAACGCCGGAGATTTTGTCGAGGTCGGTCACGCCGGAGGGGGCGTGTCAAAAGGAGGATCTCCCGCAGAGGCGCGGAGACGCAGAGGGAGGTTTTGCAGGGACGGCGCGGCCGCACCTTTTCAGACGCCGGGTTTCCAAGGTTGCAAACCTGCTATCGACGGGAAGAGGCACCACGAGTCTTGAACTCGTGGCAGTATACGTTCTCCGGCAGCTTTAGGTTCTCCCGACCTCGATGTGCCCCATACGGAGCCATCCGTGTGTCTCGTCTGCCTGCGAGGATTTGGGTGGAGTCAAAAGCTACAGGGGAAAAAGATGCTACATTTGGCAAATGTAGAGTCCGGCGGTTTAGATTTTGCCGTAAAACTCAAGCGTGGCTTGAAGTTTGGCTACAATTTCGACTCGATGTATTTCCCGCGACTCTGGTCGCCGCGGTCGCGGTCGAGCTTTTGCCAGCTCTCCGGTTGCATGGAGACGGATCTGGTGATGGCCGTTCGGCCTTTGGAGTTTTTGTTTTTGCTGCCGGTTTTGCGGCCGGCATTTTTGCGCGGGCCGCCGTGGGTGGTGGGCTTGCTCATTTCGGGCGCGGGTAGTAGCCGGAGGGGGTGTCCACTTGGGTGAGGGTTGGATTTTTTTGCAGGATTTCGGCGGCTTGGTCTTTCGTGATGTCTTTGCTGACAACGGCTCGGGTGCCGATCTTTTGGAATTTGATTTCTGTTTTCATTTTGTAGGAACGATGAATTTTGCGACGAGTTTGCCGAGTGTCAGGGTTTGAAAGGCGGGGTCTTCGTCTTCTCCTTCCCAGTTGTAAACCTCATATTCGTGACGGGTGTTTGAGAGTCTGCCGCCATTGTCATCCCAATCCCATCGGCGAATGACTGCGAGGTCGTCCCATATCGCCTGTCCTGCACTATGTGGTTGGCCCTGATCTTCCGGTGGCGTCAGATAGGTGAGGTTTTCAATTTCGTCTTGTTCTTGCGGTGTTAGCGTTTTCATTTTTTCGAGCGGGTGGAGGTTTTGAGGTTGTGGGATATCAGGATTTGTTCGGATTTTTGGAGGGCGAGGGCTAAGTCTTCAAGCGTGCTTTTCAGTTCTTTGCCGAGGAGCACGAGGCAGGCCAGCGAATTGTAGAGGCTTCGGTCGTTGGTTTTCATTTTTGTCGTGGGTTGGTGGCGCGGGGATCGAACCCGCGCCGGGTGGGTGGTTAGTGAAGTTCTGGGCAATCTTCCCAGAGCTTGATTGTGCCATCGCGGAACACGACGACTTCGCCGAATGAAGTCAGAATGTTGACGCTGTGGACTAGACCGTTCGCCAAAGTGGCTGCTGCCAAGTTGCGGGCTTCGGTCAGGGTTTTTGGCATTTTTGCCGAGGTGGAGTTTTTCATAAGTTGCATTTGGTTTTTGGTTTTTGTCTCTGCCGTGGTGGCTTCGATCTGCAACCACTCTCTCACGCTCTTGATTTCTCGTCAACAACTTTTTTTCAAGAAAATGAAAATAATTTTGGAGGCTTGCGGAGCCGCTTAAAACCTAGCTCGTCGGGAGGGTTCGGGGAAAAGTTCGGGGAAAGGTTCGGTGAAAAGTTAGGACATCCCGAAGATTTTCATAAGGTCTGCAACGCCTTTTGAGTCGGTGGCCGGCGGGGCTTCGTGCTCGGGCTCGCCTTCGTGTAGAGCCAAGTTCCATGTCTGATCGAACATCTTGCGGAGGCCGCGCGTTGACAAAGTAACATTTCCATCGCGCTCGAATGCGGGATTCTTTGCCACATAGATTTTCCAGAGTTGTGATTTTTTCATTTGAATTCGATGGCTCCGGCTTTGCGGAGTTGTTGCGCGCAGGCGTAGTTGAGGCGAACGGAGTCGGCGAAGTGGTCGCCTGCGACCGAGCGCCATTCCTTGCGGCCTTTTTTGCTGACGATGATTTTTTGCCCCATGAAGGCGGAGAGGAATTCTTCGCCGGAGTCTTTGGGGAAAAACAGGAATGGGGATTTGCGCTTGGCGATGCGGTCGATGAAGAGGGAGACTTTCGACGCGAATTCGTTGACGGTGTAGAGGGGCATCGTGGGGTATTCCTTCAGCACGCTTTCGGAGATGCTGCCGAAATTCGCGCCGGAGCCTTTGGCGGGGAAAAAGAAATTCCCGGAGAGGTAGCAGGCGCGATAAACGGCGTTGGCGTTGAAGCCTGAGTCGAGGAGGCCGCCGATGGGGGTGACTTCTCTGCTGTCGGGCGTTTTGAATTTCTGCGACTGCGCGACCTGGAGCATGTCCTCGATGCCGGTGACGGTGCCGTAGTCGAGCACATAGGCGTCGCCATTTTCTGAAAAGGCCATGGTCGTCCAGTGCGATGTGTCTTGGCCGACATCGGCTGAGAGGGTGATGGCCACCGGATCGATGGGGCAGGCTCCGCGCAGGTAGTCTTTGCGACAGGCGAGGACCTCGGCGCTGGTGGCTCCGGTGCCTTGGACGGTCCACCGGCGGGCGTTGCGTTTTTGGATGAATTGTTTCATGGCCTCGGTGTCTCCGGCCTTGCGGTCGAGATCGGCTTTGACCCACTCGACAGCGAGCGATCCCCACGGAATCCACCAGACGGCGGAGGCATCGTAGTGAAAGGCGATGCGTCCTGGCGCGCCGTGCGAGGTGACGGTGTAGCGGGAGCCGGAGGAGAGGGCGCGGCGGATGCGGGGATCGTCCATGTATTCGTGCGAGCAGGTGGGGCAAACGAGCCGCGCGCTCTTGGCGACGCGGTCCCAGAGCATGGCGCCATTGGCATCGGTCTCTCGGTCGAAGGCGATGTTTTTAAAATCCCACGGGTGGACTTCGCCGCATAGGCACTGCCAGGAGAATTCGCGCTTTTCGCAGAGGTCTTCCGCGTCGTGGAAGTCGTCGCCTTCTTCTCCACCTTGGGAGACGAGGATGCGGCGGGCGTTCCATCGGTCGTGGGTGCGCCGGCGAAATTCCTCGAGCATGCCGCGCTTCCAACGCCACACCTCGTCGGCAATAGCCCACCGGATGGATTTCTCCTGGAGGCTGGTGAGGTTGGCGCCGCCGATGAAGAGGGGCATGTGGGGAAAGAGGATCTCCGTCTTGCGCTTTTGGTGGCGGTCTTTCGGGAAGAGCTTTGCGACTGATGGGATGGCTTCCAGCATCGGCCCGAGGCGCGACTCGGCCCACTGCTTGGCGGTCTTGTCCGTCTGGCCGGTCACCAATGTCGGGCCGGGGTTCTCGCTGATGATCCACGCCAGAAGCGCCTCGAATAGCGTCGTCTTGCCGCTGCCGACAGGCGCGCAAATGATGATCTCGTCGTTGGTGTCTTTGGCGATTTCCTCGATGGGCTCGTTCATCCATTGCGCTGTCGTGGAATCGAATTGCGTATTCCGCGCGGAATGCGGGACGACGACATGCCGAGACATCCATTGCACCGGACTGAGCCGCTCACCGGGGTTGACTCCGAGTTTGAAGAATTCTGCGATCATTCGTCGGAGAGCGTTTTCAGCACGCGGCTTATTTCGTCCTCAAGGATCGGAACCATCTGCGCCGCCGATAGCCCTTCGAGTCTGCCAGGCAATGCGCCCACCCATGAAAGGAGTTGAGCCTTCACGGCCATGCCGAGAGCAATCATTTCTTCCTCTACTTTCTCCTTGGCAATGTGTTTCCCCTTTGTGACCTCAAGAAGATATTCGATCCGATCGCCCTCGAGCTTGAGCTTCCTCAGCCTCGCCGCCTTCATGTCCTCGACGGGTAGGCCGGTCGTCTCAGACTCGGCGGCGAGGTTTCGAGCCTGCCGTTTCGTCACAGCAAGTTCGTCGGCAATGCGATCCGTCACCGGATTGCGCGGGCGACCCTTGCCTCTCTTTTGGGTTTTCTTGGGTGTCATTATAGGGAAATGGGAATTTTATTGCTCACACAAAACTAACGAGAGACTGGCAAAC